CATCTTCAAGTGGTTCAAATACAACTGATCCTAATGGCCCTATCATCAGTGCAACAGCACCTACAACACAAAGTGATGGTACTGCATTAGCATATGGTGACTTGTGGATTGATACAAGTAATTTAGAATTATATCCAGTAATCAGTCGTTGGCAAGCAGTCAACGGTGAAAATACATGGGTATTGATTAATAATACTGACCAAACAGGTTCAACGGGTGTTCTATTCCAAGACGCACGTTGGGCAACAAATGGTACTACAAGTATTACTGATGATCCGATTCCAACAATCGTTAGTTTGTTAACAAGTGATTATTTAGATTTAGATGCTCCTAATCCAACACTATATCCACAAGGTATGTTGTTGTTCAACACACGCCGTTCAGGTTATAATGTTAAACAATATCGTAGCAACTACTTTACACCAGCTAACTTCCCTGATGAAGGTAGCTACCCAACAGAGACAGCATCTTGGGTAACAGTAAGTGGTAACACAGCTAGCGGTGCACCATATATGGGACGTGCCGCTCAACGTGCTATGGTAGTTCAATCATTGCGTTCAGCACTTGATACAAACACAGACATTCGTGATGAAGATAACTACTTCAACTTGATGGCTACACCTAACTATCCAGAACTACAACCTAATATGGTTGTGTTGAATGCGGACCGCGGTGACACAGCTTATATCATTGGTGATACTCCATTAGGATTACAAGATAGTGCTACTGACATTCAAGCTTGGGCTAACAATGATGCAGGCGCAACATCAACCGGTGAAGCTGGTTTAGTTACACGTAATACTTACCTAGGTCTATTCTACCCAAGTGGTATCACAAATGACTTACAAGGTAATGAAGTTGTTGTTCCAGCATCACATATGATGTTGCGTACATTCTTACGTAATGATACTGTGGCTTATCCGTGGTTAGCGGCAGCCGGTACTCGTCGTGGTAATATTGACAATGCATTAAACATTGGTTACTTGGATCGTACTACTGGTGAATTTGTAACAATCAAGACACGTTTAGGTATTCGTGATGTATTGTATATCAATCAAATTAATCCACTAGTATTCTTTACTGGTATTGGTTTGTTGAACTATGGTAATAAGAATAGTTTTAACAGTCAAAGTGCATTAGATAGAACAAACGTTGCACGATTAGTTAACTATGTTCGCCGTCAACTAACATTGGCAGCAAGACCATTCGTATTCGAACCTAATGACACAATAACACGCAGTAGTATTGCAGGTGTAATACAAACATTGATGGTTGACCTAGTTGCTAAACGCGGTATCTATGATTATCTTGTTCAATGTGATGACAGTAACAACACTCCAGCAAGAATAGATAGAAATGAATTATGGGTAGACGTTGCGATTGAGCCAGTAAAAGCGGCTGAATTCATCTATATCCCGGTTCGTGTTCTAAACACAGGTGAAATATCAGGTGCATAAATGATACCCCGAAAGGGGTATCATTGTAAAGATAAATAAAATACAGGAGATTTAAAAATGGCTATAGCCTCAGAATCATTATTCAACATGACCGTAGCGTCAGACAACGCTGGTGGAAACCAGGGTTTGCTGATGCCCAAACTACAATATCGTTTCAGAGTTAGCTTTCTGAATATAGGTACAGGTGGAAGTACTGTTGAATTGACAAAACAAGTAATGGATATCAACAGACCACAGATTAATTTTGAAGAAATTACTATACCAATTTATAATTCAACATTATATTTGGCAGGTAAACATACTTGGAATGAATTGACAGTTAATATCAGAGATGATGCCCAAGGTAATGTCTCTAAGTTGGTTGGCCAACAAGTTCAAAAGCAATTGGATATGGTTGAACAGGCATCGGCTGCTACTGGTCAAGATTACAAATTCCAAACAAATATTGAAATATTAGACGGTGGTAACGGTACTAGTGTTCCGGTAATACTAGAAACTTGGGAATGCTATGGTTGCTACTTAAAGACAGCTAATTATGGTGCGTTAAATTATGGCACAAACGAAGTAGTAACAATTGCATTGACAATTCGCTATGATAATGCTGTTCAAGCTTCAACTCCAGGTAATACAACAACTGCTACTGGTGTAGGCGCAACAATCGGTAGAGTTCTAGGTGGTTCTATTGTCACTGGTATTGGTTCTGGCCAAGCTTAATTGAAATATAGGCCTAACTAAATGGCTGGATTTTTTCAAGACTTATTAAAAGGCACTGCCGCAGGATTTTTTGGCAATGATTACCTGCGTGATTATTATCACGCTAGTAAGACATTCACTCCTAATGCATATCAGCGTGCGCCTAAATTTAAGTTTTTATTCCATGTATATTTTGAAATAAATCCAGCCGCCTATAAAGTTGGTTTATCAGATGGAACTAATTTTGGTCTAGAAGTTAAAACAGTAAAACTACCTTCATATACTTTTGATACTCACACAATGAATCAATACAATCGCAAACGTATTGTTCAAACAAAAATTAAATATGATCCTATAGAAATTTCATTTCACGATGACAATGGCAATAGTATTCGTAATATGTGGTATAACTATTACACATACTATTACAAAGATGCAACTAAACCAGTAATAACAACAGCCGGTCGAGTAGGACCTCAACCGTTCACTAATGAACCGTTAAATTTGTCAGCAGATTATAACTCACGCAACATATACAAATCTTCAATAATTGGTGATGAAGATTGGGGTTATATAGGTGATACATCAGCTCCATCACAAACATTAAGCAATTCATCACAGGGTACTAGTAAGATACCGTTCTTTAAAAATATACAGATATACGGTTTTAATCAACACAACTTTGTATTATATACATTGATAAATCCTATTATTACACGCTTTGGTCACGATACATATGATTATTCACAGGGTAATGGTACTATGACAAATCAAATGACAGTTGACTATGAAACAGTGAAATATTCCGAAGGTGCACTGGATGGTAAAACACCGGGTAATACTGTACCAGGATTTGGCGACAATGCAAACTATGATAAAACACGTAGCCCTATTGCAAGATTGGGTTCTAATCAAACTATTCTAGGTCAAGGTGGTTTAGTAGATGCACTCGGTGGGTTCACCAAAGATTTAAACGATGGAAATTTCTTATCTGCCGCACTAACTGCAGGTACAACATATAATACATTTAAGAATACAAATCTAAAACAAGTTGCAAAAGGTGATATTAACGGTATTCTTACACAATCAATAGCACAGGCACTACCCGGAACAGTTAGAAGCACTACTTATTACCCCGGCTACAGTGTAACACCTGCAGGTATTGCAAGTGCAGGCAGTCCTACTCCTAACGTGTTAGCCTTCCCAAAATTGATTGGAACAGCAACGGCCGGCAAACAAACAGGTCAAGGTTAAATGTATAAATACTTTTAGGAGATTTATACATGGCTAGAATACTTGACGCACGAACACAACTTGATTCAACAGTAAGAATATTTGATGACTTTTATGCATTTGACTTAGTAGTCAATGGTAATGAGTACGACATTGTGCATGGGTATTTTATATCAGTATGTGACACAAAACAAATTGCTGATAATTTCACGGTAAATTTGTTTAGAATATCTCAGCAAACGCAAGTTCCTGTATTAGACTTGCTTAACTACATTAGAGGTCTTAACAACAAGTTAGAAATGAACACTGTTATTACCTACTATCTTAACAGTTTCAAAAGTAAAACAGCATTATACGGTATAGGTACTGTACCTCAACCTAATCAGAATGTCGCTAGAAACGTAGTATTGTAATGGCTAAATATGCACAGGGTATATACACTCCCAAGAACCCAATAAAATATGTAGGTAAGCATACTCCTAGATATCGCAGTGGTTGGGAACTTACATTTATGACCTTCTGTGATAGTAACAAAAGTGTATTGTATTGGGCTAGTGAATCATTCAGTGTACCTTATCGTCACCCATTAACAGGCAAACCAACAATATATATACCTGACTTCTTTGTAGTTTATCAAAACAAGTATGGTAAACAGATAGCAGAAGTCGTAGAGATTAAACCAAAAAAACAAAGTCTTATTGAAAGCAAAGTTGCAAGTGCCAAAGATAGAATGGTTGTAGCAATCAATCACGCTAAATGGCAAGCCGCTATGGCTTTCTGTAAACAACAAGGATACACCTTTAGGGTTATAACTGAAGATGACCTTTTTAGAAACGGTTCACGTAAGTAAATAAATACTTTTATGACAAAAAAATTAGAAGAATTATTTGAGCTTCCTGAAAACAATGATAGAGGAATCACCATTGCTTTGCCTGAAACTATGGAAGAAATTACAACGGATACAGCAGAAGCATTAGATAAGATTGAAGCCGCATTACCTCAAGTAAGAGGATTAGAAGCAAGTGATACTGAGATGGATGAGCTTGCTAGATTAGCAACAGATAGTTATAAAGACTTAATGGATTTAGGTATGCAGGTTGATAGTCGTTTTGCCAGTGAAATCTTTAATAGTGCTAGTAGTTTCTTAGGTCACGCTATAACATCAAAGACAGCTAAGATTAATAAGAAGCTTAAAATGTTAGATTTACAACTAAAGAAAGCACAATTAGACCAAAAAACTGCAGGCAAAGAAGAAGAAATAAATGCTACCCCGTTAGGCGAGGGCAAGACACTAGACCGTAATGAACTGCTTAAGATGTTGGCAACTAAAACAACAGATAAATGATAAATACAGAATACAGGAATAAGAAATGAAAAGCCTCAAACATTATATAACAGAAAGTGTACATACTTA